GTCAGCCCGCGGAGGTGAGCATCATGGCCCGGTTGGATGACTTGAAGCTCGCCCGCGATGTGATGTGGGACTCCATTTCTGAGGCCGATCCTGACAAGCGTGCACCCCTAATGAATCAATGGCGCGCCCTCGAATCCACGATTGCTGACCTCGAGTCGAAGACGGAAAAGGCTGGTGATCCGCTTGACGAGATCACAGCCCGTCGAACTGCTCGGGGAGGCTCCACCGCGCGTGCTGGTCGAGCCTCAAGGGGTTCGGGCTAATTCGTGGGAGGACGTTGCTGATCTTTCCGTTCAGGCGGGGATAACGCTGGATGGTTGGCAGGAGTTGATTCTGCGGGCGGCGATGGGCGAACGGTCGGATGCGACGTGGGCGGCTAAGCGTGTGGGCATTTCGGTGCCTCGGCAGAATGGCAAGTCGCAGCTGCTGGTGGCTCGGGCGTTGGCCGGCGTGTTGTTGTTCGGTGAGCGGAAGATCGTTATCTCTGCTCATCAGCAGGACACGGCGCGTGAGGCGTTCGGGAAGATGGTCGAGATTCTTGAGGCTGACGGTAATGGTTGGTTGATGGATCGGGTTCGCCCGAATGGCATCATGAATGCGATCAACCGTGAGGCCGTGAAGTTCAAGAACGGCGCTACGGTGCAGTTTAAGGCTCGTACTGGCGCGGGTGGTCGTGGGTTTTCGTCGGATTGCTTGTTGCTTGATGAGGCCCAGCGGTTGAAGCGTGCGGCGTGGGTGTCGATCAACTCCACGATGTCGGCTATGCCGAACCCGCAGGTTTGGTTGTTGGGTACGCCGCCGACGCGTGAGGATGACGGCGAGGTTTTCGAGTCGATCCGTACCGCGGCGATCGGTAAGGTTTCTACCGCTGCGGCTTGGGCTGAGTGGGGCGCGGATCCTAACGCGGATGATTACGACCCGGCTTCTGAGCTCACCCGGTGGCGCGGCAATCCTGCATGGAACACGCGCATCAACCATGAGATTGTGCAGGGCGAGTTCGAGTCGTACACGCCGGAGGAGTTCGCGCAGGACCGGTTGGGCATTTGGTTGTCGGACCTTGGCGATGGTGGCACGCGGGCGATTTCTGTTGACCAGTGGAAGAACACGTTTGTGAAGTCGCCACCGGATGGCGTGAAGTCCTTCGGTGTCGCGTTCTCGCCGGATGGCAGCCGCGTTTCTCTCGCTGGTGGCGTTGGTCACGGTGAGGGCAACGTGCATGTGGAGTTGATCGACGCGACGACGAAGCGGGGCGGGCTTGCCCCGTTGGCTGACTGGTTGTGCGAGAAGGATGACAACGGCAAACCGCGTTGGCGGCGTGCTGGCGGCGACATCGTTATTGGTGGCGCTGCTGGTGCCGGCGTGCTGCGTCAGCTCCTGCTCGAGCGGCGGGTGAATGCCAAGCGCATCCGGGTTGTGTCCACCCCCCAGTATTTGCAGGCGTGTGCGATGTTCGCGGATTCGATCGAGGCTCGCACCGCCACACATCTTGAGTCGGAGGGGCAGCAGATGCTCGATGCCTCAATTGCGGTGGTTGATAAGGACAAGCGGGGCGGCTGGATGGCGACGACACCGGACGGCGACGAGACGCCTGTTGAGGCTGTGAGTTTGGCGCTGTACGGCGCACGTACGACGAAGAGGAAGCAGTCAGGCATGCCTGGCGATGAACGGAAGAAGGCGGTGATTCTGTGATTTCGACGGCACCTCCAGTCGATCTCGACGGCCCGGACACCGCGCTGCTTGCGGAACTTATCGGCGTGTGGCGTGCTAAGCGTCCCCGGAACCTGTTGCGGTCGGTGTACTACGACGGCGAGAAGGCGTTGAAGGACTTCGGGATCTCGTTGCCCCCGCAGATGCAGAATATCGGGGCTGCACTCGGCTGGACCGCCAAAGGTGTTCATGCTGTCACGGATCGTTCGCGGTTCGAAGGGTTCGTTTCGGCTTCTGGCGGGAATGACCCGTTTGGGCTGGAGGAGCTGCAGTGGGATAACCGGTTCAAAATCGAGTTCCCCGCGGCCTCGGTTTCGTCTGCGGTGCACGGCTGCTCGTTCCTGACGGTAACGCAGGGTGATGTCCAGTCGGGTGAGCCGGAAGTGCTCATCCTGGCGCGCGCTGCGGAGGACTCGGCTGCTCTTTGGGACAACCGGAAGCGCAGGCTGCGCGGGTTCTTGTCGGTGGTTGAGTTGGACGACTCGTCAGATCCCATTGAGATGGTCCTTTACTCTCCATCTGCCGTCTACTCGATTGTCAAGGCTGGTCGCAAGTGGGCGGTTGACCGTAGACCAAACCCGTTGGGCGTTGTTTCGGTCGCGCCTCTTGTGCATAAGTTTGAGTTGCGTCGCCCATTGGGCCATTCGCGCATCACGCGGGCTGCCATGTACTACTCGGACGCTGCCTTGCGGACGATTGTGCGCTCCGAGGTTTCGGCAGAGTTTTACTCTGCTCCCGAGTATTGGCTTTTCGGCACGGACGTGTCGGCGTTTCAGGGCGCGGATAAGTGGTCGGCGATCATGGGCCGCATCAAGGCGCTCGACATTGAGGACGGCGAGGATAAGCCGGACTTGCACCGGTTCTCGGGGGCTTCCGCGCAGCCGCACACTGAGCAGTTGCGGATGTGGGCAAACCTATTTGCGGACGAGCAGGACTTGGATGTCAAGTTCGCGGATGCATCTAACCCGTCGTCGGCGGACGCTATTTTCGCAGCCAAAGAAACACTGATTACGACAACCCGGGACGCGAACACGCTCTGGGGCGATGGCGGCGTTCAGGCTATGCAGTTCGCAGTGCGCTTGCGGGACCGCCTGGCGGCGGTTCCGACCGAGATGCGGTCCTTGACGGCCCAGTTCACGGATCCCGCCATCGTTTCACCAACCGCTCGAGCCGACGCTTTCACGAAGCTCTCGGCGTCAATCGAGGGCTTTGGCGTCTCCGAGGTTGGCATGGAGTACGCCGGTCTAACCCGGGAGCAGATTATCCGATTCCAGGCCGAGAGAAGGCGTGAACGCGTTGGTACGCTCGCTTCCGCTCTCGCCTCGAGCGCCGCGGGCGCAGTCGAAGGTAACCCGGATGTCGCAGCTCTGGGCGCTAAGCGATCGGAGGGTGACATGACCACACAAGACGCCGAGACGCTTAAGGCCAAGTTTGATGCGCTCGGCATTGCGGTGAGAGCAGGCGTTGACCCCGACTCCGCGGCGGGGCTGCTTGGTTTGGCGGGGCTGGAGTTTACCGGGGCAACGCCGGTTGCGCTACGACTCCCTGAGGCGCAGGCGGCCGGACTGGAAGATAAGTAGGCGGCATGGTTACGGCCATGGAGGTTGGCAAGTTCCGGTCGGCTATTGGCCAGCTGACGACGGTTGCATTCGCGCAGACCAAAGCATTGCTCGCTGAGGTCGGCGATGCAAACCCTGTCGTCTTTCGTGACCGGCTCCTTGAAACGTTCCCGTCGCTGGTCGCCCCGTACCATGCTGCGGCGAGCGAGCTTTCGGCGACATGGTATGAGGATCTGCGGGCGGACATGGTTGGCGGCTCGTTCACGGCTTCTGTCGTCTCTGACGTTGACCCGGATCGGGTTGATTCGCTGGTGAGGTATTCGATGACGCCCCTGTTTCAGGGGTCGTCGTCGGATGTCCTCGGCTTGTTGGCCGGCGGGCTGCAGCGCATCGTGGCGAATGGCGCGCGCGACACAATCATTCAGAACGTGATGGCGGATCGTGTGCGTGTCGGGTATGCGCGTATCCCGCGTGCCGGTTGTTGCGCCTTCTGCGGCATGCTCGCTTCCCGCGGGGCTGTGTACAACTCGCGCGAGTCCGCGGGCGGTGTTGTTGGGCGCGGCGTCGATGCTTCGGTAACGGCTGGCAAGCGGGGCGGGCAGGGCAAGGGCGTAAAGGTTCGCGGTTCCCGTTCGCTCGGCTCCGATAGGTACCACGATCACTGCCATTGCCTGCCTGCCCCCGTGTTTTCCGGCGACACCTTCCACAAGGAGGTCGAGGACAAGTACGCGGGCATGTATGAGCAGGCGTCGGGAACGAAGCTCTCCGACTACTCGAAGCGCAACCCGGACGGCCCCCAGTTCCAATCGACCGACGCGAAAGCCACTCTCGCCAACTGGCGCGAAGAGTTCGGCACCAAATAGTTTTCCGCGTTCTCGCGGATACCCCGCCATCTGGTGGGTTCACTGCCCGCATGGGCAATCAAACAGTCAATCCACCGATGCCGCATGGCGGAGGCAACCCGCACGGGAGCAATTATGAGCGACACCGCAGCATCTACCGTTTCTACCGACACCCCCGAGGTCGAGCCCGCCGATGAGCAGGCGAAGGAAACCGACTGGAAGGCCGAAGCCCGAAAGTGGGAGTCCCGCGCGAAGGACAACTTGAACGCCGCAAAGGCGAACGAGGAGGCCGCCAAGCGACTCGCGGAGATCG